TCAATTACGGATCCGTAAGCTCTACCGGCAGCGACATAGATACTATATTCTTTATAGTTTTCAGATGCAAGTTCAAGAGCATCTTTTACAGGAATAGCTATACTCATTTTTCCTCCTTAGTCAAACAACCCCGCAAAAAGATTTGATGCTACCATTGTCGAGGTGGGCTTACCATCTCCAACAATAGCAATCTTTTTTGTAGAGCTTTTCTTAGTAGTTTTCTTTTCAATAGTCTTAACTTCTGCTACAGGCTCCTCATCCTTTTTAGTAGGTTTAACAATAGGCTCAGGATTTGTGAATACCTTAGACTCAGAATTTAGAATAATTCCAAGGTCCTTAAGCAAGTTGCCCTTGCCTTCAGAGGTGCCTAAAATTTTATTAAACTCATCAATATCAGATGGGTATTCAATCTGAAGCACGTTTCTGGTATTCTTATCTACAAGGAAGTAGTAAAGCTGGTCGTCGTTCATTTCACCAAGACCTTTGAAGCGGTGAACATCTTTTGCAGTAGCGGGAATATCCTCTACCTTATTACACCAGCCGTAATCCTTGGCAGACTTGCCCCAACAATAAAGAGGCGGAAGTGATACATAAACTCTTCCCTGCTTTACCATATCAGGAAATAGATTAATAAACACAGCAAGAACAAGACAGTTAATCTGAAGTCCATCAGGGTCAGCATCGGCAGAGATAATTACTCTTTCATAGCGAGATTTAGAAGCATCACACTGAGCTCCAATACCGCAGCCGATACTATTGGCAATATCACAAATTTCTTTATTTTGAATTACTTCCTTAAGATCTTTATAAGTGGTATTCAAAATCTTGCCTCTAATAGGGAGCACTGCCTGAGTTGCTTTATCTCTTACATACAGGTATGGACCCATAGCAGAGTCACCTTCAACAATAAATAGCTCAGTATCGTCACGCTTTCGTGAAGTACACTCAACTAGCTTAGAAACAACCGAACGGCGCCTGATATTATCGCCAGAGTCCTCGTTAATTTTAATTAATGAAGAAAGCTCTTTATGCGAAAGCAAAGCATTCTGCGCGATACGATACTCCTCAAAGCGCTTTAAAAGCTGCTGTGCGACCTCTATGTTAGTAGTAAGGTATTTTGTAAGGCTCTTACTGAAAGCTTCCATAAGGCTATCAAAATAAGCTCTATTAACTACCAATTTCTCCTTTGTCTGCGAAGAGAACTCTGGATGTGAAATAAATACTGCACAAATACCGCGTAGGCCAACAAGATAGTCAGAGGGCTTAAGGTCAACTGTAGGCTTCAAATTTTTATACTTAGTAATCAAAGCTTCCCAAGTATTGGTAACAGTTTTAGATAAACACTGAATATGTGTACCACCGAGGTAATTAGAAAGAAGATTAGTATAACCAAAGTATCTATCTTTGGTGTCTGAAGTATAACGCAGTGCTACCTTCATTGACTCACCAGCCTCATTCTGAACTTCAATAGTAGGAATATCTACATAAGTTGCAATCTTAGAATCTTCCTCTTTGATCAAGTCAAAAATTGTACAGTTAGTATCTTGTTCCTCGCTATCGATAATACAGCGTGCTCTGAAGCCGAGGGCAGACGCAATTCTGCAGCGGTTAACTATAAAATCATGAGGAATTTTTACGGAATGAAAATACTTTTTGTTAGGAATAAAAGATGCAGAGGTTCCGGAATGCTCTTGAGTTTTTCCTCTGTCTAACTCGACATCCGCAGACCCGTGAGTAGTTGCTTCAACATACTTACCGCCACGTCTAGTCCTGATTGTAAATGTATCAGAAAGTGCGTTTGTAACAGTCATACCAACACCGTTCAGACCTGCAGAGTAATTGTAAGAATTGTTATCAAACTTACCGCCTGAGTTGGCGATAGTCATAAGAACTTCAACTACTTCTTTTTCTTCACCATTGTCTAGCTTTTTTAAGCCATGTGGAATGCCTCTCCCAAAGTCATGGACCGTATATCGATTTTCTTTAGTGTCTATTTCGGCAATAAGCTCAGTAGAGTGCCCGGCAGAAACTTCGTCCATAGCATTATCAAACATTTCTGAGAAAAGCGACCTCGGGTCATTTGCTTCTCCGATATACATTCCAGAACGAAGCTGTATGTGTTCAATATCATTTAAAACTTTAATATTATCAGAAGTGTATTGTTTTGACATTATTTTACTCCTTGTATTATCTTACTTTATATTATACAATATCTCTTTTCAAAATTTAAGAAAAAAATAAGGCCCATCTATTGACAGACCTTATTAATTTATTTAGTATAATTTTTACTGTGCGTTAATTCTTCTACTGTGCATTAATTCATACAAAGTGGTTCTATCCGACATAGGGATAACTCGAAGCCTATTCATATCAGGAAGAACATCACTATGCACATAATCGTTGCCGCCGAGATCTTCGTAGTCTTTTACTAATTCGAAGAAGGAGTGATGTTCCATCTCTGTCCAAGCTCTCATGGGATTCATAGACTCATCTGTAAATAAGCGATGTTCCTGTAAAATCTTTTGTCTGAGTGCATTCTTCTCACGTTTCTCTAAACGGTCAAGACGTTCATTTAGAACGTGTTGGTTATCAGCTACGCCTCTTTGAATTGCTTCACAAGCACTGAGAATTTCTCTATCTGTTGTTTGTAGTTGTGTTTGAATTTGAAGACTCTGTGCACGATATGAAGGTAAGGCATCTACAGCAGCTTGAAGTGCTGCGATTCTAGCGTCTCTTACTTGGTCATCTTTACGATGTTTTTCTTCCTTTTCTTTGGCCTCTTGTCTAATAGTGTCTATTTCTGACTGTAGAGCTGCTTCTCTTGCTGCGTGAGCCGCTGCTTCTGCAGCCCTCTGCTTTTTAATCTCTTTCGGTAGTGCAACCAATTTATTAAAAAGTAATGTGACAGTTAGGGTGAGTACGACAGATCCGGTCGCGCTCAACACAGTTATTAACCAGCCAGGCATGTAAATAAGGCTCCTTTGACTAAATTTAAACATAATTTTATCATTTAATTTAGCTAATAATCTGTAGCCTTTTATTAAATTAGTAATTTATTAAGTTGATTCTTTCTGACCTACTCGAGAAATCTGCAGCTGATAATAACCAGTACCTAAGTCCTTAAGTTCAATAACAGGAACTTTCATATAAGCATTACCTACTGTTTGATAGAAATCTGACGCCTTTACTTCACCTTTTGCAGTAACATTATTGCCTTGTAGCGTAACGCCTCCATCAGGGGTAGTTTCTATCTTTGCAATCCTAGCAAAGGGAGAAGAGAGGCCAGTATTAGTAATATCTGTGTATGTGCCTGCACTAGTACCATAAGGAATTTGTATTTTATCAGTTTCTACCAATGCAGTTCTTTCATCATTATGTGCAGTTAATGTGTTTGTTACAAGTGCAACATCTATCGTAGCACTGCTTCCGTCACCCTGCACTCTAAGAGTAGTAATATCTGCTTCGTCTATGTCTGCATCTTCTATGTCGGCATACACCAGGTCAGCACTGTCTATATAGGCTTTGGCGTTACTATTCTCATTCTCTACGTGTAGTTCAGTGGTAATGGTAGCGGTGTCTATTGTAGCGCTGCTACCCTCGCCCTGTACTTTAAGAACAGCAACATCAGCCTTAATCGCGTCAATATATTGTGTGTCAATTCCATCCTCTGTAATAGAGGTAGCACCTCCGGTAGTATAAGGAACTGTAAGACTGTCTATAGTAGCATTGTCTATTCGTGCGATGTCTATATAAGTATCTGCTATATCTGCATACTCGATATCGGCTCTATCTATGTTCGCCTGAGCATTATTAGAATTATTTTGTACGCTAAGAGTAGTTCTTACTGCGGCTTCATCAGTAACTTCTAAGTCAGCAGTATTAGTCTTATTATATATAGTAGCGTCTTTTTCTACTCTAAGGTTATGGCGTACTCTGGTTTCACCGACGACAATAGAATCTTCAAGGGTATCGTGCTCAATGAGAGGTAGTCTAGCAGGCTCGTGGATTTTCCAAGTGTTACTATCTTCTGATTTCTCTAAGATACATAAAGAAACAAAAGTTTGCTTAACATCCCTAGTTTCTTGTTTATTGTCTCTATCAAAGTATCTAACTTTTTCATAAATAGTCCGAGTATCTTCTTCGTCACCAGCTAATACAGTTAGAGGTGTTGTTGAAAAAGATAATCCAGAAAAATAATATTTATCTTTTTTATCTTTATCAGTGGCATCTGCAGCTACAGTACTGGACAGCAGGTCAAGTGCATCCTCAGGTTCGTTATCTGGATTACCAGACTGGTTACGTAAAACACCGGTAAAGTATTCCTGGAAGCCTGAAAATAAATGAGCATCTTCTATTAAGATATTAGCATAAAGCTTACTAGCGTCTGTACCTACTTTACTTGACAACTGTGTTGTCAACGCAGTTGTCAACTGTGCTCCAAACTCACCAACTGCAGAATAACCATCCGGCAGTGTAATGTTAAACAAATAGCCAGCGAGTGAAATTGCCAGTAATCCATCATCCCAGCTCTTTAGGTATGTTTGCTTATAACCGTTTACTCCGGAATGTTTTCTATTATTGGCCTCAGTGTTTAAACGTGCTTCTGGGTCAAAAGGAATTCTGGTACTGCCACCTGCAGCTAATTCACTGCGTCTGCGCCCGCAAGGATAGGCCTGAACGTTAGTACTTTTTATAAAGGCTAAGGGTACTGATACATCACCATTTGTTATGTTTTCGTCATGCGTTTCAATAAACATAAAAGCTCTCCTTGTAATCTATTTATTTATATACTTTTAATAGACGGATTTGTTCCACTGTTATTAATAATCAAATCCCAGTCTACAACTAAAGAAGAACTAGCTATAGCATTTCTAGAAAACTTTAGCATACAAAAAGCAGTAAAGTTCTCTACATCTATGTCGGTTGCACTATTGGCGTATAATCCCAACCCCAGAGTGCTAAAGTCAGTTATAGCCTCAAGCATATCTCGATGTATTAAAAAGCTATATTGTACTCTACTTTGTACAGAACTTTGAATCTTCTTTGGTTGCTCTAGCAGAAAAATAAACCCAGAAGCTGGTTCATATCTATACCCGTCTTCAGGTCTATCTCCAAGCGGTATACGATGTAGCAACATAATTTTTCTCGGTCTTTTCATTCGGACTGTCTCTAGCTCTTCACCTATAAGACAGTCTGCCAAGAAGTCAAATAAAGATGCTCCGCCAGTATTGTTAAATTGAGCGATTTTAACTTTCTTTTTTCCAATATACTGGGATAGCGTGACTATCCCAGTATATTTAAGTGTATTTATTGCTTTATTCTTCATAATTAATCCTCCATGGCTCCAGCATCGTCAGCTAGTTCATACAATGTTGTTGGATCTTTTTTAGGCGTACTTTCTGCTGTTGTATGCAACATAGTATCAGAAATCACCGGTATTACGCTGTTATTTAACAAACCAACATTCGGCAAGTCTTTATTATAATCTACATAGTTAGAAAGAACAGGGTCAATACCAGGTACATCAAACATATTAGCCAAACCAGGAAATGTTTGCTCAGTTTGCTCACTTTGCTCACTTTTTGTTTCCGTCCAGTCAAGATCTGGAATCCACTCAGCCAATAGGTCTTCGTTGTATACTAGATGAGTAACAGCATCTTTACTTATTTTATTTTCTCTAATAATATGGCAAGTCATGCCAGCAGGTAAAATATAATTAAGCAGATCCATGAACAGAGAAATATCTACTAGCTCAGCAGGTAAGATAACGGTAAGCTCACCATCCTTAGTTCTATCTTCATCAATAGAAAACTCTCCCCGAGTTGTTCCAGATGCAGCTACCAATGCTCTGCCCGCCATCTCAACCGCAGTCCTTGTTCCTTTATATTTAAGAATTCTAGGAATAATAGCAACCAAAGCTCTTAATTGATCTTGGTCATAATTGCGTTTTACTTTAAAGCCTAATGTCATTGCTAATAGTTCCGTCAGTCTAGTGTCTGCAGTACTATTCGGTAAATTATATAGGTCATCGACATTGTGCTTAACCGAGTTAAGCACAATGTCTATTAGCCACCCTAAATATTGGAAATCTCTTGATGCGCTAGAGTAGACAGAAGGTACTTGGTCTTTAAATTTAATCATTACGAAGTCCTCCTTAATTTAGCCTAGATGAATGTGCAATTTGAAGTCCTTTTGTCAAGTAATCAATATCTATTTTTGAAATAACAAAATTATTATTTACATTATTGATATCATAATTGACAGTAGGGTTCATTAAAGTATTTGCGGTAGAATCACCTTTATTAAAGTCTATAGCAAAGTTAGACTCCACAGGAACGCTGTAATAAAAATCTCCATTCTTATCGAGGTCGCTAAGTTCCTCTAAAAGCTGTTCCTCTAGTATTATTATGCTATAAGCATCTTTAAATGACTTTGTAATACTATTATTGCACAAGCTCGCTACCTGTTCAAGTAGACCTGGTTTGTCGTCAGTACCGGTTAGCAACAAACTTAGCTTTTCATCAGTCACAGAGAAGGCCTCTTTACCTTCGATTAGCCAGCTATCACCAGATTTAACGATAAGCTCTACCTCTTGTTCATTGCGGCAATCTGTCCATCTACCATCAGCGTAATGTCTTAGCTCTACAATATCGCCATTTACTGTTTGCCAGCTACTGCCAGTATTCTGGATTATATACTCCCCGGCTCCGTCTATCCAAACTTCTCTAGTATTCTCAACTAACTTGCCGTCCACCTTCTCATCATAAATCTCACAAATTTGCCAAGCAATAACAAAATTTTTTTTCAAGAAATCAAAGAGCTTACTATTTTTTATTTTAGTTATTAGCTCTTGAATATCTAAAGTGCCTTTAAGCTTAGTTAGCTTTTCTAAATAATACTCTGACAGTAGAGTTGACGATTCATCTGTAGTAGTAATATTTTCCCACTTGTTAACGTCAAACTGAGCTATATCCCCAGCTTTTATTGCATTAAGCAGAGAACCAGTTGTCGCAAGAGCTTCTTCAAGTTCAGCTGTCAGTGAATTCAGCTCCATGGTAAAGTTACTAGACAACGTTAAAAGTGTCTTCTTTTTGCCAACAGCGTAATTCAAGAATCTTTCAAAGAACACACTATTTTCAGATAATTTTTTATTGCTATCCGCAAGCAATATACTAGGGCATAATAATTTTGCGCTTATTTCAGCTAACTTCGTATCTAGCTTAATTACATTATCGAGCTCACTCTTAAGTTCTGTAATTAATCGTTGCTGCTCTGCAACATTTGCAGTATCTTTAAACTCGGAGATGAGATGCATTAATACGTAGTCGTTCTCGGCATCAAGTAACTCTTTTAGTTCGCTTGATGGTACGATTAGATTTGCAAGATCAGCAATAGCTAGTTCATAATAATGATTCTGGCTAATACGAGCTGCTAAAGTTTTTGCAGTATTAAATAGTGTATTAAAAGCTTTAAGGTCGGCAGCTTGTGCAAGAACTGCTCGGTTTTCTAACGCATTAATAGCTGCTTCAAAATCTATTTGTCGGCTATTTGCCGCATTTCGAGTATATTCATAAAGTAACCCAATTCCAGATATTAGCGCCTGTCGCATGTATACCGGCCAAGTCGTCAAGACGGCATCTTCTCCAAACGGTAAACACGCATAATCAGTCGTAATGTTAAAATCAGATGCGGCACCAAAGGTCTTCACCAAGTCTAAGCAGGCAGTAGCAGTGTTAGAAATATTCTCAAGTCTGCTTAAAATAAGCTTGATCTGCGCATCCTCTTGATTGTCAAGATAGTCTTTAGCTCCCTTATAAGTATCCTCTAATGAGGAAAGTATATTATCTATACTGTCCAAAGCAATTTGTAATTTTGCAGTATAATAATTAGAAATATCACCTTTAATAGACTCCAAATTACCTTTTATGGTCTCATCTGGCTTGCTATTGTTTTTATTTTGTACAAGAGTAATTACAGAATCGATAGCTGTTATAATATTACTATTTGTTCCTTGCGCCTCAAGTAAAAGTTTTAAAGCATCTATCGTTTCAGCAAGCTCAGTATATAAACTACTGTCTGCAGTAGACTCAATTCTAGCAATTAGTAGACTAATACCAGTAGTACTTATATGCTCTTTTAAGCTATTTAATGCAGACTCTAAGGCAGTATAGTCTACTACAATAACACCCTCTTTGTCTGTTCCTATAGCAAGATCCTGTACGTCTTTAATAGACGAGCTCAAAGATGCCTCATACGTGCTTATCAGTGCCTCGACTTGTTCTAATAACACGGTATGTTTTGTCGCGTGTAAATAACTTAACGAATTATTTAAAGCTTCTTCTGATTTTAAAACATTTTCGATATCAGCCGCCAGACTGTCTAGCTGCTCTCCATAACGAGTATTTATTTTACGCATACTAGCAAATTTAATATCGTCTACTAGGCTTGGCTGCAATACAATATCAGCGGCATTCACAAAATCGTCTAAAATATCGCCATTACGCAAAGTATCCTTAGAAAAATTATTAGCGTTAGTTTCTGCGCCCGCTTTTACAAGCTCCAATTTGGTCAGCAAGTCTTGGCGCTCTGTTTCAGTATTTGTAAGACTGCTAGCAAGGTCTGCTAGTTGACGCTCAAGCTCATCAACAGTACTATTATTATCTAAAGCAGTTTTTAGGTTTTTCTCTTTATCTAGTTTTTCCGAAATCTGCTTATATTTATCAAAGATGGCTATGAGCTCTTCTTCTTTTTCGGAAGGTGTATCTGTACCGTTAGATGTATTAAGTAACTCAATCTCGGTGATAGCGCTAGTTATACAGTCTACTAGATCTTGCATAGCCGTCTTAGACACGAGTAACTCATCCCAAGTACTTGCAAAGATAGCAGACTCTTCGTTAGCCCTTTCTTCTAAACTATCAAGGGCGGAATTCGTAAGCTCATCACGCAGTTTTTTACGAATACGACTGTCAAACACACTAAAAGTACTATCGTCGGAAGTATCTAAATAGCCTATTTGAGATAGATTCAGTCCCTGTGTGACTTTAGCTACCTTATTACCATTTTCTATATACTCAACAGGACGGCAGTCTACAAGTCTAATGCTGTCAAAATACAATGCACCGTCAGTAGCTTTTGTCTTAATAAAGAGATCACTTGTTTTATTAACACGAATACAGTTAATACCAGAATGTAACATTAGCTTATTATCTTCCCATTTAACTGTACTATTGAATAGCTCAACATTTTGCGTGTCTACTCCAGGAAGAAGCTCTATCCAGGTCTGAGCATATAAGGGCTCTGTTTTTCTGTAGTCTAGATAAATACTAAAAATGCCATAAGTATTTGGTATTGTACTAACTGATAGCCTTAAGGCATTAGTATAAGGGTCATCTTCGGCAAAAGTAAGACTTGATAATGCCACGGGCTTCCACAAAGTACCAAAGTCATTGACAGAAAGCGTTTGGTCAACTGGCCAATTTGCAACATCTACTAAGTCTTTGGCAGTATCATCTTGGTAAGGTATCAGTGTACCAGTTTTTGTTTTTATTATAGCAGGCGTCTCTTCTGCAAAAACCTTCAGTTCAAAGCTTTTCAGCTTATTTGGGTTTGTGTATAGGTCTGAAATGTTTAACTTACCACTACTTGTTTGACACGGAAGATTTGTCTTGAAAGATACCGGATGTTCCTTCTCAGCTTCTAGCGTCATAAACGTTTCATTATTACTATCTTTAAGAACAATCTTAGTTTCTATTTTATCCGTTTTACGTAACGTCTGTGCAGTATCCTGAGATACCTTTAATTCAAGTGCGCTACATGCTTCCCAGCCATTTCCGCTGTTAGTAGCATCAAATATATTAATCTTAGGTAGCGCGTCTTTCTTCGCTCCAGCCATAGTATATTCTACTTTATCACACATTTGCCATGACTCATTTAATGGACGTAAACCTGCTAAAAATATGCGATTAAGGGTATCGCCTTCACCCAAAGTAACATACTGATACTCTTGGAAATTAATACCATTATCATTTACTAACGGTATTAATTTCCAAGGAATCTCTTGAATACCGTTGTCAAAAATAGTCGCAAGGTCTATGATATCAAACTGTGGTAGAACTGTAGAACCATAAAGGGTAACTTCAGTGCCGGAAGTAAAATAAGCAAACTCTGTCATGTTTTGGTCAGTATAAAAAATGTACTCACCGTCTTTTAAAGTGTAAGAACTATTTATACGCTTTCCGCCTGAATAACTACTACCGTCTGTAGAAAGCTTTTCTAATTCTGGGCAGTTATTAAAGTTTTTATAAACATAAATCTGTGGTGTATTAGGAAGATTTTCTCTATTCAAGGTTACTTTAGCAAGCTCACGAATTTCTATTTGCTCGCTTGCCCCCAAGCTGAATAATGGTATGTCTTTATCACTATCAGTAAAGCTGACCTTTTTAGGAGGAGTGTAGTCCTGTTGATAAACAGAAGAGTCTATTAAATTACTTTCAAACCCACTCGGCTTAATTATGGTCCCTTCTCCAAAAACTTCTGTGACTACGGCTTGGTCTTGGCTAGCACCATCTTCCGTAGTAGTTGAAGGAGTATACTCGATAAATAGCTTTTCGCCACTACGTAGCATATACTCTTCGTCATTGGCGATACTAGTAGCTTTTTGATCGCTTCCAAGGTCTTCTGCTACATACACACCTAATAAGCGAGTTGTAAAAGAGTCTAGGAATCCGAAATCGCCCCGCGTGAATGCTAATAACTTAGCCGTATTTGAAAGTACATTTTTACCTAAGTTATATCCACCAGCTGTTGCGTGCCACAGCACCGTTTCGCTTTCTACTACTGGATAGAAGCCAAAGAGCAGTCTACCATTAGAAATGATAAAATTTTTCCACTCTGATAGTGTTGCCTCCTCAAATGGTACATATTCAAAAGTATAAGAAATCGTCCAGTCATACTCTGTTGGAAGCTTATTAGGGTAATTTGTATTTAAATAAGTTATATACTCGTCTACTTCCGTTTTAATATTAGTAAACACTCCAGCGTTTACAATAAACAAAGAGTCACCTAAATCTAGTTTAGGTATATCCAAATCTGGCTTAGAGTTCTTAGGCCCATCTATCCAGGCAAGAGTTGGCTTTGTGTTAGTAAGTTTTACAAAACCACTCTTAATTAAGATATCTTCTGGTTTTTCTTTAGTTATTATACTTGAGTCATTTTCAATTTTTATTAATGTAAACTCATCTTCTTTATCGATACTATCTGAAGTTTTCTTCAGTACTTTTTGCGTAAGTGTAAAAGTATGCTTATGGCCTGCTGCTGCAAAGTAATTAAGCGCTCTCTGTCGCCTTTCGTCTGGGGTCAATCCGCGACCATCGACCTGAGAGTTCAGCAAACTGGATAATGTGTATGCCTTCGCAGCCTCCGCCACACGCGCGGTTGCAGTTTTCAATTTAAGATGATAGTTAACATAGGCAGGGTATGTTCTATCAGTAGTAAAATTAGGAGCCCTAAATTTTACTGTTTCACCTGCAGCTAGCGTTACGTCTGAGATTTCATATGTAGGTTCTCCTGCAGCATCTTTATCGGAATTTATCACACAGCTTGTTACAATTTCAGTAATATTGTTACCGTCGTCTGTCTTAGCTATTATATTATTAATATAGTTTTTTGGAACAGATGTTTTCGTATAAACGAGCTTAGAGTATACAGGCTGATCAATACCTGGTTGTTTAACATAATAAACCTTTTCAGTATCATCATACCACTTAGAAACATCGTCAGGAAAATTCACAGGTTTTTCTACTTGTGAAACCAACTGACCGGTGTAAGTATCATTCTTATCAGTATAAATGGTAAATGGTTCTGTGCTAGTTGGCGTACGTAGCTGTTCAGGTATCTCATCCTCTAAAACATTTTTAGTGGTACGGTATGCGCCTTCAGAAAAGCTAGTTTTAAAAGTATCGTTATATTTAAATAAAGGTACTCTACCGGCAAGCACATTACGTACTGCTAGTCTATTATAAATCTTCTTTGCTTCTTGTGTATTAAATGTGTGTCCGTCTGTATAGTCAAACCGTCCAACTGCATCTGCAGTCTCTTCGGTCAGCCAATCAGAAGCTACTGCGTACTCACGAACTACTGGAGTATTATCATTATACCCGTCTAATACAGAGAATGTTGTGTATAAGGCAGGCTCTGCTAAAGATACTATCTTAATTCTAGCATCTGCTTTCTCAATAACTTCTACAATGCTATCAAAAGGAATTTCCTCACCAAAGTCAAGCTCACGCATATTAAAAGCATTAGCAAGAGCAATTTTAATAGTATCGACTAATAAGGTTCTTTCTTCTACTGTAATTTTAGTATTAGTACCTATAACCGCATTTAGTCTAAGATAGTTATTTATACTAATAACATCACCAAGTCTCGGCTCTTTTATAGTGTGTGCGATTGTTTTATAATCATCTAGCTTACTTTTTATGTCTGTTAGCATTTTTGGATTATACTTAAAAGAAGAATCGTAAACCTCTTGGATATCGGTAACATTGCCCCTAATCTGATTATAGGCCTTAAACGGATATAGCACCAGGTCAAAGTGATTTATTACAGGCTCCTCTACTTCAGCAGTCACCATTTTAACAACATTGCCATCTTTGACTTTAAGTGTCTTTGTAACAGGTGCAGTCAATGGAGTATCTTTATAGAAAATGCCTGCATCATCACAGCTGCAAATAGTAATAGCCCTATTCAAGTCATTTCTAATATCTGTAACTAATACGTTTGACACCAAAGGCTTACCTGTATCGTCTGCAGTCATTGTATAGATTTTATTCATATAGTCTCTACATGTAACGAGCGTTTCAAATGTACCGATAGTTTTCTTAAAACTGTTATAAGCTTGATTAATCGTTTCAAGATTGGCTCCAGTAGTAGCGGCAAAAGCATTCTCAACACTAAAGCTCTCAGCAGATATACCACTCCAGGAACTTGGCGGTTCGAGCTGAGATAATGTTCTGGCAGAGATGTTTCCGTTTGCACCGCTTGTTCTAGCATAATATATAAAAAGACCATCGTTAATTAATTCACTATAGTCTTCTGGAAATTCGATATAAGGACGTCCTTCATAGGAATCGTAACCAAACTTAAAAACACGAGATCCACGCCTCTGGATATTTAAATTATCTACCTTTTCCCAATTGGCACCGTCCTTCTGGTCAAATGCTACGTTATACACAAATATACCATTTTCTGCTATTTGTGCCTCTGGCAGATAAAATCTATTACGTTCAGAAATCTGACTTGCTGTAATTACATTATTATCTGAAGTACTCTCACATTTAACAATCTGACCTTCCATGCAGCTGAGTGTAATAGATGGGGTTGTTGATGAAATATAGACGTCAGTCTGATTAGTAGTAAAATAATTAATATCTTGATCACCGTTTGTAATAGCGGTAAATTTTGGAATAGCAAGGCCTATCTCTAAGGCTGACTTTTCATCATCTGAGGGTTCTGAATTATAATATCTAATGGTAACAGCAGTCTCAGCAGATCTATAGTATTTAACGTTATAGCCCAACATGTCACATAACTTGCGCATAGAGTCTTCCTGTGCTGCTGTTGGCATAAAAGCCTCAAGAGTGTTTTTATCAATATTATAATTTAACTTATCAGCAATACCAGCAAGTGCTTTTAATATGACAATACCAGGGTCACTCTCGTTAGTACTTGTCGGGTCCCACCGTTCAGATAGCCTACCTGCAACTTCCAAAAGCTCATTCCATATTTGAACAAAATCTTTTTTAGTTGGAGATAAGTTTAAGGTGGCAATTTCATTTTTTGTAAGCATTTATAGACTTCCTTTCTTATGAAATCTGGCGAGTTTCGTCAAATAGTAATAAATTAAAAGTATTGTGTGTATAATCAATCTGGTTAATTCCTGAAAAACGGCAATAAAGTCTACCTTTTATATTATCGGAGACTATATCGATTGAATTTCTAGATATCTTGATTTGTGGCAAAAAAATTGCTATCTGAGTATATATAGTATCAATTAGCATATCTTTAAGTATATAACTATTTTGATTAAACATATAGTGTTTTAATAATATACCGAAATATGGGTCACATTCAAATTCACCACGCTCAGATTGCAACAGCAATAAACTATTTTGCTTAGTAGCCTTACCATACTCATCTTCACGCCAAATTTGAGAACTATTTGATTTAAACATTTTCGGAAATTTAAATGAACGCATCAAATACCTCCTAACTTAAGTATCTGGATAATTTTTATTAATAGGTAGCTCTGCATAAGTACGTTTTTTATTTTTAGGACAGTCTCGTCCGCAAATTTGACACGCGTCACCCTCTTCTTGGTACTTAAAAGGCTCAGTCACAGCAACATCCAAGTCCAAATCACCGTCGTCTATTTCAACATTCTCAGGGCGGAGCTGCCACTGCACCCAGTTTTTAAAACATTTAAAGTGTTCTTCTGACTGTTTAAACAATTTTTTAGTAAGTTTTTCTAGCCATTTTATATAGTCAGCTTGCTTTTTTGGTGTATTAAATTCTTTATAGTTTTGTTGAGTTGCAGTTGGAAATACGAAAAGCGTCGACGATGGTATTGCAGCAGCAGATCGCACTTTCAATGTATCTAGCACTCCGCCTCCACCGCGAATATTTCCCTCTATTTCAGCACCCCTAAATAGCTTACCAAGTATTATTGGTTTTTCTAAAGCGTTTTCTTCAAATGCTACAAATACTACGTCACCTACGGCAAAACTGTTAAACATGCCTGGTGGTATGTTTACGAGTGCTTCAGCAACTATTGGATTATGGTTTGCAGCTGTTTCAAATAGCGGCATTCTTACTTTACAACGATTGCCAGCTGGATTTATTGACTGTATAATCGCTTTAGTAATCAAAGCAAGACCTCCTAACATAACTTTTTATCAAATAATTTAGCAAATAGATTTATTAAAAATATAAAGTTAAAACCATATAAATCAATATACAGCTTTAACTTTATAATTAATTTACAACATTTTAAACATGTTTAATAGCAAGTCTCATTAATTCATCTGTAATACATCACCATCTTCTGAGTAAAACTTATGTGGTTCAAAAACATTAAACGCTTCTTGACATGCATTACAGACATTTCCATCAGCAGAATATGTGCCACACGCTGGACAAATTTCATCTGCTGCATAAAGTATCTTAAACATTTTTTCAGGTCTACTCATAATAAAGCTCCTTTAGATATATTTTTAGTTATAATATTATACAATAAGATAAAAAGAAAGTTAGTCATTATAAACCAACTTTCTTTTGCCTTTACTTATTTTCTTTTTGCTTTATCTTTTCAATAGCCTCTTCAATAGTCGTCTTAACTGACTCTAGTTGTTCTAACGAGCAGTCAAGCATTACTTAAAAGTCTTTAGGTACAAACAAAACATCATCACCGAGCTGCTTTTTAATTACTTTTGTAAGCTTAAGAAGGTGGTCGCTAGGATAATCTGCGCCATAATAAATTACTGTCATTTTTCTTACTCCTTAACTTCAACAAGTTCAAAAACAACGAGCTCAAGCGGGCCGTGCTTATGCCAACGTCTTGAATAAGAAGTTCGGTTATTATATGCGTTAATAGCGTTCATACAATTACCTTTCATTTCCCAAAACTTTCGACCGGGATTTGTTATGTCATTAACAAGCTTACCTGTCGAAATATCGCGAGCACCATAAATAAATTTCTTATCCATTAGTCAATACTCAAGGTATAGCCCTTGGCCTCTGGTATATTATACTCAATAAACTTATTAATATCGTGAATATATACAGGCTTACTTGCGATATAAGAGTCAACAGTATAAATGTCGTTATAACCTACAATATCAAGTCCTACAATACCGTATCTATGTGCACGCTCTCTCATCTTCTCAGGATCCCTACACACTACAATACCGCCTTCCGCTTTTGCTCTTTCAAGCAGAGCTTTCGTCTTTCCAGTTCCTCTTTCACCGCTAATAATAAACATAATTAAATACCTTCCTTATTTAAAAAATTATCTTCAATAACTAAAACATTAACTTTTCCGGTATGGACAGTGCAAGCATCTAGTGCAATATAACCATCACCGTAATACGATGAAAAATCCGCACCCTCGTCAAACTCGGGCTTCCCCTCATATTTAGCTCTTGGCCAACTCGTATGGAAGTGTCCGAATACTATAGTTTTGCCTGTATGATTAAGTCCCCGCTCAGCAAGTTCGAAAGGATTACCCCACATAGCTTGCTCCCAAGAATCTCTGTCTGCAGTACGCCATTCAGGGTCATATTCAAACTGTCTATTCTTAGTATAATGCTTGGGCATGTCGTCTAAGCATTTAAGAGGCACCCACGAATGAACAAAAATATAATTTTCAGTCTCAAAATAATTTACAAGTGAAGCTCGATACGCGGCGGTCCTATTCCAAGTATTTTCACAGCACTTATCAAAAGGATAACCTTCTCCAGCGCCGCCGATGTCATTGATCGTTTTTACAGTCCCGTTCGATACATCATAGCTATACGGAAATTCTCTCATGCAACATTCTTCAAGAAGAAGATCGTGATTACCCTTTACAAGGATCTTTCTTTCAAGTGACATCAGGAAATGGAGCACTTCCTCGCTTTCGCTACCACGGTCTAGCACATCCCCGCAGCTGACAAGGTAGTGAGTTGGATTATCTTTTTCAAAACCAGCGTCGTCTAAAGCTTTTTTAAACGGTGTATAAAAGCTATGTATATCTGAAACACAAAATAACTTCATATTTACTTTCTAGCCTCCGTAATAAAAGTAGCACTCTCGTCAGCAACATGAAGTAACCAAGCCAAAGGACAGTGCTCAAAAGCGGCACCTACGTTAGGATTGTCTTCCCAAGAGCTCATATGGCAATTTATAGCAACAGCTTCCTCAGGTGTTAGCTTAATAAAGTTCTGAAGAATAAATACTGACTTACTTCCATGTCCGCCATAATGAAGTTTCTCATTGTGAGTATAAGCTTCATAGGGTTCCCACTTGCCGTTCTCATCTTTACGATAACGAGTTTCTTTCTCATACATATTTACTTTACAGAGGTCATGGAAAAGTGACACAATCAAAGCGCTCTCAGCTGAAACTTCGATCTCAGGATAAATAGTTAGAAGCTTAAATAGAGCTTCATATACGTTAAGGCAGTGCTCAACAAGTCCACCTTCATAGGAGCCGTGATACTTTGCGCTTGCCGGAGCACTGAAAAAATCACTACTCTCTAGCCATTCAAAAAGTTCTGCTTTTCCAGGCCTATCAATCTTAGCACAAAGTTGAATAAATTTTTCTCTGTTTGTCATTTAGTTCTCCTTGGGAAGAAATCTTTCAATATAATTTCTATCCTGTGTAAAAATAGGACATTCTTTATCAATATACCACTCAGTTCGTGCTGCGCCTCTTACCTCAATAGCTCTCTTAAAACAGCAAACACCACGCTTAAACTCAATAGGCATATCATTGAAATTAATACCCTTTTGCCACAACATTTCCTGGATATCTGAAGTAGACTTCTTATGGAGTTCCTTGTGACTAAAGTACGTCTGCCCGAGCATCTGAACAGCATTTCGAGTCGCATCTTGCTGCCTCCAAATAAATACGTTACACGTTTCCGATGCAGGAATGCTGAAGCAGCGAGCGTCAAACATTGCTCCCTTATCCTTGGCCTTTAGTAACTCAATAGAATAGCTATCAAGAGTTTTACCAGCAGTATATTCATTAACATAAGTTCTGAAAGCCTTATTAAAGTGCAGAGTAGCCATAGAAGCCGCAATAGAGCAGATCTTTTGCACGTTGTAATCAAAAAAGGCATCTGTAGTCAGTGTATCGTAATCAGTCAACAGAAGCGAAATTTCGTCGCTCTGGGTGTATCCGAACTTACATCCCTGAATGTTTTTACAAAGATACTGCAAGGTAGAGTTCATTGCCTTATGAAAAACCTCGTCATAAGGTTTCTGAAAGTTCTTACAAAATGAATGAAAACATTTGCCGTCGATTCGGATCACCACAGGAAGCCTTCTGGTAAGATAAGTCTTAGCTCTATTTTCATAATTATCTTTCATTCTATCGCCGAGCGAATCTTTTTTATTTGCCATAATATAATTGCCTTTCATTATTTAATTTTATTTAACTCTTTTACGATTACGTGAAGCCTCTCCAATATGACGTTTGTGTTCTGCAGATAATGGGAGTTTTCCTCTTAGCCAACCAAGTGCCAAATATTTATCTAATTCCCACTCGTAAACTCGTTTGTTTTGGATACCGTTGTTGATAAAAATACTGCCTTTCATAGTTGTGGCTAACTTAGTATTTTGTTCAGGAGTACGATTATATGAACCATCTGCTTTTCGTGTAGCAACCATTTTTAAATCTTGTTCTTTAGAGTGAGTATAACCGCCACGCTGCCAAAATTCACGAGAACGTTGGCTAAGTAGTGCTTTAGATTCGTCAGTAAAGTGTCTACCTTTGAAAGCAGGGTATTGTTGCATAAGTTGTCTACCATAAGCGTAGTCTTCAGCCGTTATAGTTAACTTGGCACCATTACAATAACACATTCTCCAAAAAGCATAAGCCATTTCCTGACCTGGCCACACTTTTGTTAGAAGTTGGTGTACAGCAAAATGTTCTTCTGCTAAAAGTAAAACTAAATTTGTTTTGTCTTTTTGATGCTCAGGGTACAGACTTTTTGGTAATATATGATGTTGCTCATAATAAACATAACGGCTATCCGACTTATTATAGCGTTTACGATTAGCTGTGAGTGCATTGTGTATAATGGTCAAATATTGATCTGCACTTGCTTTATCGGCTGCGGATGTTAGTACAGCTTCAGAAATATAAGAAGCTATCATAGTTACTTACCACCCAGCGAAAAATGTTCAAGTAGAATAAGTCTAAGTAATGCTGATGTGGATAAGTATTTTGAATCTGCTTCCTGCTTAAGCCTCTCTACCAATTCTTTGTCTAATTGAAAACTAATTGTTTGTTTCATAAAAATTATTGACTCCCTACAAATTAAATATTAAGTTTTTCACTTACATTTAATTTAGCTAATAATTTTTAATAACTTTTAATAAAATTTATTAATCTCGTCTTTTGTTAGCTTTACAGATAGCTCGAGCAATTCCGATAAAAACGCCCACAATAAAAACTACCGCGCAAATAGCTATAACAATTGCAAAAGGAATCTAGAGCGGTGCAGTGACCCACCACCAAGACCAGGTGATTACACCACAAAGTTTAAGGACTAAAAAAATTAAAAACAAAACAGTGCAAAACCCGACTCCACCACTAGAAGTAGTATTTGAATACTTATTTGACATTTTTCAGTAACCTCCTAACTTCAGAATCACACAGATCAGATAAAAGTTCTACTGAAATCTCAGTGACTGTTTCAAGAGCTTTATTAAAAATCCAATATGTATAGTGTCCTTTAGTAGTTTCATATTTAAGAACAGCAGTTTCTTTGTTAGTGCTTAAAACTTCTATATCTCCAGGACTGATATTACGAATATGATTATGATATGTACCTTTTTCGTCTACATATTCAAAACGAGTTTTAGTTTTAAAAGATCCTAAAGCAAAAATATCTGAAACTGGCGTTAGCTTTACTCGATAAGGATTAGGATCAGCAAGCAAGAATCTGAGTGATTTTTCAGCTGCGCTAAGTTTGTTTTCCAATTCCTGTTTTTCTTTATATCTTTGATCAGCTTGCGCTTCCCAATACTTCTTAGTTCTCATATTTTATTTATAACTCCTTTATTTTTAATATATTATACAATATTAGTAGCAATTTTTAATTCTGAAATAAGCTCATAAAAATCTTTCCAAGAAGTTACCCTAAAGTCTGCTACAGAAGTATTTTTATTATACGGTGCGTCAAAGACTACTTTAATACCTTGAAAATTTACTAAATTATGTTCTGCATCATCTAACAGAAGATCACATCTAATAAGCGATTTATTATATGTAATGATAACGTTCTCTTTTGTCAGGAACGGAAGATGAGTAAAAAGACATCTTTTAAGCTTTTCTGCTACAAATTTATAGTGAGTGCTTGTGACTATATAAATTTGGTCACCCTCGTGAATAAGCCTTTCGATTACTTCTGGAGCATCTTCATAAATCTTAACCTCATCCCAAAATTCAGGTGTGTTAAGCGGCTCAAAAAGCTCTGCCTTAGTGAGAGTCGGATAATATTTAGCGAGCTCCCAGTCTTTTACGTCATTGAATAAAACATACTTATTATGTTTCTTATTCAGCCACTCGAGCCAAGTTTCAAGCATTCTGTTAATTGTTCCGTCAAAGTCGATTCCGATGACCATATTAGTCTCCTAAAAATAAAATTGGCCCACAACCCAGGATTCGAACCCAGATGATACACTCGTCAGCGTATCGCCGCTACTCCGCGGTGCGTCTACACCAAAAGGACTTACCGTTAATTCTGCCTTTAGTCAGGACTTACATTTGTGTTGCCTGTTCCGCCAATCGTGGATATAAGAAAGGGCGCCTTTACCTCAGCGCCCCTATTAAAGAGGCCTCCCACCTAACCTCAATTCGCAGTATGTCTCGTTTTCCTCGGCGATGCCGAACCTGCGCCCACAGACACTAACTAACGTCTTAGTCAGCGTTTTACATTAACAGGTGGAGTGTCCTCACAAATAACGAAGTACATAAATAAGGTCTCCTTCCTCAAATAAAAGATTTTGTAGGCTGTTCATCACATTCCATTACCACAGCTATTTTGACAATCCCGGCCCAGTGTTCAACCCCCAAATTTAAAGGTGTTACTTGAGCTTTGACCACCCCGATTCATTTATATATTGTTGCGCTCCACTTCATCGTCGTGGCAATATATAAAGCTAACGGCTTAAGGATCCTTCGTGGCACCTACAATTAAACATAAAGCGAGTCGAGGTTAGCAACTCCTGGCAACTCATCGGCTCTCGATTCCGACTGCTCTCTGACGGTCAACTCTATTTGGCATACTCGCTTATTACTGCACTTTCCAGGGACCCGTGCTCAGGTCAGGACCTTACGTCCAATGCGACTACGCTCGCTCTACTGCCCAGATAATTCATAAAATGCTTGTTGCTGAGCACCCAAGCGAAGGTGAACGGGGAACGTCCCAACGTCAGTCATTCAACTCAGCTTAAAAAGTTGGTTAGCTACTCCAACAATATATCAGGCTGTTCATCTAACTCCATAACCACAGCTGCTTTATCAGACCGTGACGCATTCTCAAAGCGTTTCTTGCATATCTGCTTCGTGGCACCTGATATTATATTATACAACACATTTATTGGAATTTTCATAATTTTTCCAATCTTTTTTCCATTTTTTAGAATATTTATCGAGAATCTGTTCTGTGATAATAGCATTGACTTGCTTGGTATTCATAGAGTCAACTACATACCAATCATCACCAAGCAGGTAGCTGGTCAAAATATCTAAAGCTTCCTGTGCTTCCATAGGCGCTGGATAAAGTCCACAAGAAGTATCACAGATATTATCTTTCATTGCCTCAAAGCCTTTATTAAATAGATGATATTTCTTTCTCATAGATCCTCTACCTTTACTAAAATACTCTCATAAATCGGCTTAAGGTTGCCTGCCTCGTCAAAAATACCGGCATTCTGAAGATTTTTGATAGCCTCTTCTTTTGTCATTAAATTTTTTGGCTGCTCAATATAGCACCAAGCAACTGCGTGCTTAGCGATAAAGGTGCTTTCCATATTAAACCGGTCTAAAAATTTAAAGGTTTTGTATTTTGGAATACCTCTATCCAAATAGCAAACTAACACGTCAGGATGCTCACAGTCAAAACCTCTTGGCGCAGAGTCCATAGAATACCATTGAAAAGGAATAAAAGTTCTTGTAGGAGTTTCATTATATTTCTGTGCTGCAGCTAAAACTGCTTTTTCACGCACATCCTCATAAAAATCACATTTTCTACGATCGCCATTACAAAAACAAATATCTTGCTCTTTTGTGCCATTACAATACGGCCCATTTTCCACCCAACAATCACATTTCACCATTTACTTCACCTCGTCTTTTCCAATGGTCAAAAAGATTATGCATTTCTTACCTCTACCTGACAAGACTGCATTACTTTAATAGCTGCCTCATGTGCTTCAATAGATGTACCAGCACAGCAAGAAGCATCACAGCTAATAACAGTATTATTATCAACAGATGCCTTCAAAATCAAAGCATTAGAAACTACACAAATATCAGTACAGAAACCAATAAGCTCAATTTCTTCAATAAAGTAATTATTTATGCTTCGCCAATTTGGAAATAAACGGCTAATAATCTTTTCAAATAGGTAATCATCACCAAATCTAAGCTTACAAATTGGCATATGAAGTTGAGAAGCTTCAAACTCCTTGACCTCATCTACTATTTGCCAACCCCAAGTTCCATCAATACAGTGAGGCACTGGCAAATACTTACCTTCCATAGAAGCACTATAGCTGTTATAATGTGTATCCTGTGTAAACA